CCTGAGTTGCGACTATTTGGTGAAAAAATCTGAGAAGGGTTTGATTGATTGACGCGCGCCCGCACCCCCCAAGGGGGGCTCGTTAGGTGTCCGTTAGGGTGACCGCGGTTATCGGACGCCCGCCCCGTAGGGGTTATCGGACTCTCCGGTTTCCGGTGGTTATCGGACGGGATGCGAGGGGCGCGGGTTATCGGTCACCTAGGGTTATCGGCGCGTCCGTGCGCCTGCCCGTTTATTGTGTCCGATAATAACTTTCTGAAGTTTAGGCGTGTAAACTCGTGGAATGGGCTTGACCGGACGCCCGAATTGTGCGATACTCCGTTCGTCGCGGATCCGATTCGCAGCCGGACGGTTTACACGAGTAAACGCGGCAAGCGAACGGAACGCGGACACAAAGGTAGGAAACCACAATGGCAACGAAGAGCACGAAGAGCACGAAGCCCGCCCGCATGACCGACGCCGACCGCATGACCGCTATGGGGTTCGGGGCGTTCACGGAAACGATGCGGGCGGCGGTTGCGAAGGGCGCGGACGCCGTGCGCGAAATGGCGGTTGCGTTCTACGCTGCGACCGTCCACGGCGAGGCGTCCAAGTGGACGGGCGCGTCCGGGAAGGGCGCGTTCGCTTGGGCGGTCGCGGAATGCGGGCTCCTCGCCTCGAAGGGACGGTTCTCGCAGTACGTCACCTACGGGGCTTGGATCGACGCGGAGGAGCGCGTCACGGGCGCGGACGTTCCGCACCTGATTCGCTGCGAGACGGACGCTCGCGCCGTTCAGGCTTTGTGGAAGGCTTCCAACGTGGAGACGCGCGAGGCGTTCGTCCGGACGTTGAAGCGAGCGGACGTTGAGGCGGCGACCGCGAAGCCCGCGAAGCCCGCCGCGACCGGATCGGACGATGGCGCGGACGATGCCGAAGAGGGTAGCACGAAGAGCGGACGGAAGAGCGCGGTGACCGCCGCCGCCCTCGCGGACGCCATCGGGGATATGGTGACCGCCGCCCTCGCCCGGCGCGACACGACGCCGGAAACCGCCGCCCGCCTACTGGACGCCCTGCGCGGGGCGGTCGGGCTCGCGGAAGGGTACTGCGCGACCGCCGCGAAGTGATCGGTTTACAAGTGTAAACCGCCGCCCCTGCCCACGGGAAACCGTGGGTGGGGGCTTTATTGTTTCCGGACTTTCGGGGGGTCGCGCGTCGCCCGCGGGTGGCGGGTGATGACAGCGAATCGGGGTCAGGGTCACCGCCGTCGCCGTTGGATCAGGTCGCGGCTCGACCTCGGTTTACTCGTGTAAACCGGGGTGATGACAGCGCGGGGCGCGGGGTCAGTCAGCGTCAGTCAGAGTCAATCGACTTGACAGGAGGGTCAGATTGTGTTACAATTCACTCACGGTCGAGGAACGTCCTCGGCTCACGCAGGAAGGACAGTTTACAGGAGTAAACCGTTATGGCAATCAAGTGGGAAGGTCGTCACGATTCCGTTCGCCTCCGTCAGGATGTCGCCCGCAAGGAGGCTGACGCGCTGCTTCAGGCTGCTGCGGATCGTCTCATCGAACGCTGTGCTGCGGTCACTTGCGAGTGCTGCGGCATCGTCGATCCTTGCACGACGAACGGTGTCTGCCCGGAGTGCCGTCAGGGTATGGGTATCGGCTAACCAGTTTACAGGAGTAAACCAATGAACAAGCGAATCAAGCAGATGTGGATCGGTGCTCTCCGTTCCGGCGAGTTTGAACAGACATGGGGTGCTCTCGCCCGCCGGGACAGCCTCGGGCTCTGTTACTGCGCCCTCGGCGTCCTCTGCGAACTCTACAGGGGTGATGTCGGGGACAATGCACCGTGGGAGCAGGACGAGAACGAGAACCAGTTCCGTTTCTTGGGGTACGGTGCTACGCTGCCGCCGCTCGTCCGTGAGTGGGCGGGGCTTGAAGCGGAGGATCCTGCCATCTTGCTGCCCGGAGGATTCTCGTCCGTTTCCCAGATGAATGACATTGACGGTCTGTCGTTTGACGAGATCGCTTCAGCGATTGAGTGCAGCCGCCTCTAACCAGTTTACAGGAGTAAACCAATGACGAAGATGCAAACTGCCGTCTGTGACTGCGAGTTCGGGTTCACCGATTACGACCTCTCCAACGTCTTCGGTGACGGGGGGGTTTCCCCGGAGGACTTCGCGACCGTCTTCAGCGAGGATATGCACATGGCGTTCATGCGCCAGATCCCGCTGTGGAAGATCTATCCGGGGTACGAAGGATCTTCGATCCTGTGCTACTTGGATGACATCCTTGAGCCGAAGGCGGGCGCGTACATCGCCTGTTTCACGGTGGAGATCACCTGTCCGGATGAGGTCGATCTTCAGGGTACGTTCATGACCGTCTTGAAGGACATGGGCGTCATCAAGTAGTTTACAGGAGTAAACTCGTCCTTTCTGCGCCCCTCGGCAGCTTCGGCTGACCGGGGGGTTTTTTCGTTGACACGCCGTGCATACGCCGTGATGACAGCGGTCGCACGGGGGATTGCATTACGGGCTTGACAGGACGCCCCGTTTAGGTTACAATATGTTCAGCGTCGGGGATCGTCTCCGTCGCAAAGGTAGGCACGAGTTTACAGGAGTAAACCGATGGCACGAGTAACGATGTACTTGGAGATCCCGGTGAAGGGGGAGCACAAGCGGTACGAGCAGTTGTGCGACACCCTTCAGTCCCTCGTGGAAGCGCACGAGCTCGACGGCTACTTCACGCTGACGTTCAACGAGGAGCCGTGCGTTCAGCCGGATCACCGCCCGGATCTGTCCCAACTCGCAGACGCGATTGCCGAAGCGCAGGGGTTCCCGAATGGCAAGTAAGGTCTACACCGTATTCGTGGAGCATGACGACGGTCAGCCCCTGCCGCTGCCCCAGATGGCATTCATCTTCAGCAGCAAGAAGTCTGCCCTCGGATTCGCTAGTTACGTCAAGGAGCAATCCCCGAACGACACTCGCGCTAGCGTCATCGACACGCCCGTGTTCTCGTCAGAGAAGCAAGCGTACACCGCGTTCAACGCATTCATCAACAACGACTGACCAGTTTACAGGAGTAAACCAATGATCGACCCGAAGAATGAAGTTCTCTGCTACCTCATCCCCGCGAACATCAAGGAGCCGATTCAGCTCAAGACGCTCAAGTTGGAGTTCTTCTCCAAGACGGAGTGGTCTGCGCTCAAGTCCATGTACCCGCTGATCGGCAACGGGTGCGACACAGTCGAGCGTGTCCGCCTCCCTGATGGCGAGGAGATTCCCGGAGCCGCCCATATGATCCTGTGGGTGGACGAGTGCGGGCTCATGAAGGACAACCCCGTCTTCAACGAGCGGGCGTCCCTCATCAGCCGCAATTCCCTGCACGGGAACGCGATCCTGACCGCGGACAGCGGATTCAACACGGTCAACCTCCCGCCGTTGATGTGCTCGGAGGAGGCTGCTGCGTCTCTCGACTCTTACCTCAAGAACATCGTCGCGCCTGAAGGCGACGACCGTTTCGGCTGCTTCGTGTACAACCCGGAAACCGACCGGATCATCGACTAACAAGTTTACAGGAGTAAACAACAATGGGACTCGACCAATACTGCTACGCCGTCCGTGACACGGGCGACCTTCCCGACATCGGCTACACGCACCCCCGGATCGCGGAGGATGCACCGGAGGATGTCGTGAAGCTCTACCTTCTGGACAACCCGCGGTTCCCCGTGATGTACTGGAGGAAGCACCCGAACCTCCACGGGTGGATGGAGCGTCTCTACCGCAGCCGCGGCGGCGACGGCGACTTCAACTGCGTGAGCGTCCGTCTGCACCGTGAGGACTTGTCAGAGCTGATCGACGATCTGCGAAACGACCGTCTTCCGGCTACTTCTGGCTTCTTCTTCGGTCATTCCGACCCATCCATGAAAGCCGAAGACGCCGCGTTTGTCAGCCGAGCGATGGACATTCTTGACCACGGGTGGGCGTTGTACTACGACTCGTGGTGGTGACTAGTTTACAACTGTAAACCTACCTTCCCCTCGGTGTGCTACGGAGCCACCGGGGGGTTTTCGTTTGCCGTTAGTTAGCCTGTTTGTATACGTTTTGGCAAACGAAAGCAACGATGACAGCGAATCGCGGCGACCGTAAGTGTTTTGGGGCGTAACTACTACACTTGTAAGAAACTGTAGCACTTTATTCTTACAGCCCGCAGCACTTGACAAATTAGCTCATTTATGATACGATTTAGTCACGGTCGAGGAACGTCCTCGCCCGACGCCAAGTTTACAGGAGTAAACCAATGTCAGAGCCAACGTCAGTCACGGAGCCGACTAAATACATCGACATCACGCCAACGTGGTCTGGTGTCGTCCCGATTCTCGTCGCAGGGCTACGGAGCAACGACGCAGATGTCGCAGGGCTCATGGTCGAGCTGTACAGGATGGCGGGTCTTGCCGACCTCGCTAACGAGTTCCTGCCGAAGTTCTACGCGCAGGGCGACATCCTGTCGTGCGGAGCAAGCATGAAGGAACGCCGCGGTTGGATCGAAGTCCGCAGCAAGTACGAGGACGCCCGCCGGGAGATCGACCGCCGTATCAAGCGTATGGAGCAGACGCAGCAGGGCGGCGATGCTTGATGTTCAGGCGCATCCTTGATTCAGCAGCGTTGCTGTACCTCGCGTTCATCGTCATAGGCGGCATCTACTGCCTCTACACATACCTCACAGGCAACGACGACTAGTCAGTTTACAGGAGTAAACCAATGCAACTCACAGTACTGAAACCAAACGCGAACGACGTTCGTTGGACGGATCCGACGAGCATCGACCACGATCTGCGTCAGCTCCCCGACAATCCGACTTGGGCTCAGCTTGATTCGATCACCGGAGGCTTGTCGTCCCCCTCCAAGATGCCGTGTCACTCTTGGTCGATCAGCGCGAAGATCTGCCGCACGGGCAGCAAGCTCCGCGAGACTCCCGGCAGCGTGTGCAGCAACTGCTACGCACTCAAGGGTCGATACGTCTTCCCGAACGTCGAAGCGGCTCACGAGCGTCGTCTGTCGAAGCTTCGGCAGAACCCGTCGATGTGGGCAGCGGGCATGATCAAGTCGATCCGGAAGACGGGCAACCGCTACTTCCGGTGGCACGACAGCGGCGATCTGCTCGGGATCAATCACCTGAACGTGATCGTTGAGATCGCCCGCGCGATGCCCGACGTTCGCTTCTGGCTCCCGACTCGCGAAGTCACTTTCGTCGGCGCGGTACGGCTGCGGCGGGAGATCCCCGGCAACCTGATCATTCGGCTCAGCGCACCGATGGTTGGTGCTCCGCTCAAGAACATGATCAGCAAGCACACTTCGTCTGTGGGCGCGAACGCAGGATTCCAATGCGTTGCGTACACGCAGGGCGGCAAGTGCGGCGACTGCCGTGCGTGTTGGTCACCCGATGTCATGAACGTTGACTACCCGCTGCATTGAGGTAAGCTGATTAAATGCACAAGTCTTCGACAATGATCGTCACGGATTGCATCCGAAGAATCGTTCGACTCGCAACAACCCCCGGTCTTATTCACAAGACGATACCGTTCATCCGGACTATTCGAGCTCACCCACAGTATTGGCTCTCGCCAGAGGAGGACGCATACATTGACAAGGTTTCCGATCTGCACAAGCGTCTTGACGCGATGAAGAATCGGAATAAATGACTTGACATAACAACCCGTTTGTGTTACCATTCACTTATCGCCAAAGGAGCGTTCCTGCGGCACTCACTAAATCAGGTTTACAAGTGTAAACCGCCTCTCACAGGAGTAGAACCATGCCACTCGACCTTACTAACGTCAGCATCACGATCCCGAACGAAGTCGTCGCTCAGCTCAAGCAAGTGTTCTTGCCGACGATGCAAGAGCAGGCAATGCTCGACGCCCCGCTCCCGACGTTCTCCCCGGATCTGGCTGAGCATGTCGCCAAGCAGATCATCGACAACCACGGCGACCCCCTCGTCAACAGCATCATCGACACCGGGGGCGACAGCTTCGCCGCCAAGGTCGCTGAGCAAGTCGAGCTGGATATGCAAGACGTTGCAGAGCGTATCGACATGTCTGCCCTCGCTCAGGAGATCGACACGGGCGAGATTGCCCGCGAGATCGACATGTCCGACCTTGCTGATCATCTCGCGAACAAATTCGACGCAGCCGAGATCGCGGAGCATTTCAGCGATCGGGAGATCGCCCGCGAGATCGACTGTAGCGACGTTGCTTCCGAGCTCGACGCCCGTCGCGTCGCGGATTGCCTGTCTGTCTCCGAGATCGCGTCGGAGCTCGACCTTGAGGAGGTCGCTCGGCATGTCGAGGTCAACGACGAGGTCGTTGCCCGCGAGTTCGCCAAGTGGCTGTCCACGAACCCGGACGGCATGTCCCACTTCGTCCACGCCTTCTGCAAGGCTTATGTCGAAGCGACCTCCGTCGCTAGCCGCTGAGTTTACATCTGTAAACAGTCCTACCTGTGGGGCGCGCATACACACAACGCGCAGGATCGAAACCTCTTTCACAAGGAACTGCAATGATCGTCTCTGCTAGCAACCCGAACCGTCCCGCAACCTACACCAACCGCAAGTGGGGAGAAGCCTACAGCACGTTGGACGAGATCCGTAAGATCCCGCTTCCCGCCCGCACCGACAGCTACGTCCCCGTCCCGCAGGACACCCTGTTCTCCATGTGGGCTGACGCAATGCAGCAAGCCGGATTCCAGTTGTCCGACCCCGTGCATTGGACTAACAAGGCGCAGTTCGTGAGCGTCGTCGGCATCACCCGCGATGACCTGAAGATCAACGGCGTCAACGCGGAATTCGGCTACACGGCGGGCATCCTAAACTCCTACAACAAGTCCCGCGCCGTCAGTACGGGCGTCGGTACGGAGGTTCGGATCTGCACGAACGGCATGTTTAGCGCGGAGGTCAAGCTCAAGACCCGGCACACGCTCAACGTGTTCGACCGTCTGGACGAGTTCGTCATGCACTCCGTCCTGACTACTAGTCGCCGTGCTTGGGCGATCCGTGACATGTTCGAGGAGTACGCGACTCGCGAGGTCAACATGACCGACGACCGCCTGATCGACCACGTTCTCGTGGAAGCTGCGCGGCAGGAGGTCATCCCCGGCTCCGGAATCTTGGAGGTCTACAAGCATTGGAAGACCCCCGAGCACAACGAGTTCAAGGAGCGCAACCTGTGGTCGCTGTACAACGCCTTCACCTCGTACAACCGCGGTCGCTCCATGTTCGCGTCCGCTGACCGTTACGGTCGTCTGCACAGTCTGCTCAAGAAGGAGTTCGCTCTTGAGAACGAGACTCCGGAGGAACTCGCAGCGATTCTGTGACTTCAGGGAACCGAGCAGTTGTTATACTGAACTCGGTTTCCTCCTGTGAGCGGCTCCCGTCTTGCTTCGGCAGGGCGGGAGCTTTTCTTTTGCTATGGTTTACACATGTAAACCGTATACTCCTTAAACGGAGGATCTATGGATCAACGCAAGGTCAATCAAGAGATGGAGACTCTCGGCAAGAGTCGCTACTGGAACCGTGTCAACAAGGCTAAGGAGCTAGGTCTTGAGAGCACGACTGACGTAGGTCAACGCCTCTTGAGCGAGTGCGTCGGGCGGTTGGACAAGTCGATCAAGTCTTGGATTAGCAACGCAGAAAAGAAGCCGGGACGGCGTCACCGTGCTTATGAGTACCTGACGCAGCTGCCGACCGCGATGACAGCGGCGATTACGGCTCAGGCTGTGTTGGACTGCATCAGTCAGAACCGGAAGATTGTCAGCACCGCGACTCAGGTTGCTCGGCTGTTGCAGGATGAGGTTCAGTTCCGATTCCTCAAGGAGGAGCATCAGCCCCTGTGGCAAGCGGCGAACCGAGTCCTCAACAGCGGGGCTAGTTACAGCCGCAAGGCTAAGTTCCTGAAGAACTCCGCACGATCCGTTGGGGTCGTTCCTCCGTCTTGGGACAAGAAGGACATGGTTCAGGTTGGGCTCGTGTGCATTGAGCTCATGCGGGAATCAACCGGGATCATCGACATCGTCACCCGGACGAACATCATGGGCAAGTCCGTCACACTTGTCAGGCCAACCGATGACTTGATGGCATGGCTCAAGAACGCGCACAAGTCCGGAGAGATTCTTCGCCCCGTGTACTTGCCGATGGTCGAAACTCCGCTTGATTGGAAGAAGCCCGCTAATGGCGGGTATGGAATGATCTTCCATCGGAACCGTCCACTCATCAAGCACCGCACGAAGAACTACATGCAGACGCTTGAGAACGTCGGTATGCCGAACGTGTACTCAGCGATCAACGCATTGCAGCGGACTGCGTATCGAATCAACGAGCCGCTTCTTGATGTCGTGCAGCATTGTTGGGATAACGGGCTCAACATCGAAGGCATCCCGAACAACGGCGAACTGCTGCTCCCGACGAAGCCGAGGGACATCGACACGAATCAGGAGTCTCGACGCCAATGGCGGAAGGACGCCGCTCGTGCTCACTTCGAGAACGAGCGTCAGCAGTCGAAGCGTCTTCAGGTCGCGAAGATCCTGTACCTAGCGGACAAGTTCAAGGGACAGCGGATCTGGTATCCGAGGCAGTTGGACTTCCGCGGGCGCGAGTATCCGATCCCGTATTACTTGCAGCCACAGGGGCCGGATATCTCGAAGAGCCTCCTGCTGTTTGATCAGGGCAAGCCGATTCGTGATGACAGCGATGCGGCGTGGCTTGCGATTCACGTTGCGAACACTTACGGCAACGACAAGCTGCCGTTTGATCAGCGCATCAAGTGGGTCAAGGACAACGACGATTGGATCCGGAGCATTGGTCAGTACCCGAAGGACATCACGGATTGGGCGTCAGCAGACAAGCCGCTTCAGTTCCTCGCAGCTTGCGTTGAGTGGAACATGTTCCGCCGTGTCGGCTTCGGCTACGAGAGCCGCCTTCCGGTGTCTATGGACGCTACGACGCAGGGGCTACAGATCTACAGCCTCCTGCTTCGTGATCCTGTCGGCGGCATGGCGACGAACTGCTTGCCTCGTGAAGCACCGAACGACATCTATGGTCAGGTTGCGGATGTCGTGAAGCAGAAGCTCTCGGAGTCCACGGATCCTTACGCTGCGAAATGGCTTGCATTCGGCATCGACAGGAAGACGACGAAGCGGCAGACGATGACTCTGCCCTATGGAAGCACGTTCTTCAGCTGCCGCAGTTACACGACAGAATGGTTCTACGAGCAGATCAAGAAGAACGGCAAGACGAATCCGTTCAACGAGGAGACGTACAAGCCATGCGCTTTCTTGGCCTCAGTCATTTGGGAGTCGATCGGAGAGGTCGTGAAGTCTGCCCGTGTTTGCATGGAATGGCTTCAGGATGTTGCAAACCTGTGCATGGAGCACAAAGTTTCACCGACTTGGTGGACTCCAAATGGGTTTCTTATCGACATGCGGTACGAGCAGACCGACGCGATCAACGTCAAGACCGCAATCGGACGAAAGATTCGTCAGCATCAGCTTCGGGTATCCAACGGTAAACTCGACTCCCGCAAGACGAAGAACGCGATTGCACCCAACTTCGTCCACGGACTCGACGGATTGGGTGGGCTGCTCGGCATGACTGTGAACATGGCTGTTGCAAACAACGTCAGCAGCATCCGTCCTACGCACGATGAAATTGCGGTCTTGGCCTCAGATGCGGGAATTATGTCTTCCTGCGTGAGGGAAGCAACGGTGAAGCTATTTAGTGAAGAAATTCTGGAAGATTTCGCCTCCCAGATCTCCGCGCTCCTCCCGAAGTCTGTAGAATTCCCCCCTGTTCCACCTAAGGGAACCTTGGATATCCAAGACGTACTTAAGAGTGACTATTACTTCTCTTAAGAAAGTCTAGTTTACTAATGTAAACCCTTAGGCAACTTAGAATGATTAGTGAAGTGTAGTGTGTACTACCCTCAGTCATTCGCTAGACACTTAGGAGAAACCAATGTCTGACAAGAAGAAGTACGTTCGTGGTACGTCCCCGAAGGGAATCGCTGCTTGGCCCCGGCTGACCGAGCCTGACTGTACGTTCGATCCGAACGGCATGTACAGCGTGAACCTCCGTCTGTCCGTGCAGGACGCCGCTACGTTCATGCAGCAGATCGACAACGCCCACAAGGCTCAGGTCGCTGAGGTCGTGAAGGAGCTCAAGGGCAAGGGCAAGCCGCCGAAGGTCAAGGAAGCGGACATGCCGTACAAGCCCGTGCTCGACGAGGACGGCAACGACACGGGCGAGGTTGAGTTCAAGTTCAAGCTGAAGGCGAAGGCCGGATCGAAGGACAAGCAATGGGCGCAGAAGCCCCGCCTGTTCGACGCGAAGGGCAAGCCGCTTCCGGCTGATGTGAAGATCGGTTCCGGCTCCACGATCAAGGTGGGCTACGAGCTGTTCCCGTACTACGTCCCGTCCGTTGGCTGCGGCGTCAGCCTCCGTGTTCTCGCGGTTCAGGTCATCGACCTCGTCGAGTTCAGCGGCGGCGGCTTCAAGGACTACGGCTTCGAGCAGGAAGACGGATTCGAGGCGAAGGAAGAGCCTTCGTTCTCGGATGACGAATCCTCCGACGACGCCTCGTCGTTCTGATGGCGCAATTCCTCCTGACTGTCCCGCTAGTTCCTGTCCCGGCTTCGCGGCCTCGGTTCAGCCGTTTCGGCAAGCCGTACTACGGCAAGAACTACACGGCGTTCAGGAAGGAAGCCACTCGCTACTTGGAGTCTGAGTTGTTCAGAGATGCCCTCGAACAATCTGGTATCAGATTTCCGCTGCTTGGAAGTCTTCGGCTGACTGCGGTATACATCGTGGAGAAGCCGAAGACTTCCAAGCGGGAGTGGCCGATCGGTGACGTAGACAACTACTTGAAGACATTGGATGTCTTCAACGGAATCCTCTGGCAGGACGACGATCAGATCACAGTCATGGAAGGCCGCAAGTCGTGGGGCTCACCGCAGATCCACCTTGCGATTCAGTACGATGAAGAAAAGCAAGTTCGTTCGACACGAGCCGTGTCCAAAGTGCGGCTCAAAAGACAACCTCTCAAGGTTCGATGACGGACATGCGTGGTGCTTCGGATGCAAGCACTACGAGGGCGGGGACGGCGAAGTACAACACGAGAAGAAGGAAACCAACGTGAAGGCATTGATCGAATACGAGATCACGGCTCTGTCCAAGCGTGACATCAACGAGGACACTTGCCGCAAGTGGCGGTACGGCGTCGGCAAGTACAACGGCATCCCTGTTCAGGTTGCGAACTACTGCGACGAGACGGGCAACGTCGTGGCGCAGAAGCTTCGGATGCCGAACAAGAGCTTCATGATCGTCGGTGAGTCCGACAAGATCGGGCTCTATGGTCAGCACCTGTGGCGTGACGGCGGCAAGATGGTGACGATCACGGAGGGAGAGATCGACGCCCTGACTGTGTCGCAGCTGTTCCAGAACAAGTGGCCTGTCGTGTCCATTCCGCACGGTGCTCAGAGCGCGGCGAAGCATCTCGCGAAGAGCCTTGATTGGCTTGAGAAGTTCGAGACTGTCGTGCTGTGCTTCGACAACGACGAGCCGGGTCAGAAGGCTGCACAGGAATGCGCCCTGCTGTTCACCCCCGGCAAGGCGAAGATCGTCACCGGGCTTCCCGGCAAGGATCCGAACGAGTGCGTCGTGAACGGCAAGGGCAAGGAAGTCGTGGATGCGATCTGGGCTGCGAAGGTGTTCCGCCCTGATGGCGTCGTTCCCGGCGAGGAGCTCTGGCCGCTGATCTCGTCTGAGGACGATGTTCCTACGATTCCGTATCCGTGGGAGGGGCTGAACTCGAAGCTCATGGGCATCCGCTCAGGTGAGCTCATCACGATCACTTCCGGATCCGGAATCGGAAAGAGCTCCTTCTGCCGCGAACTTGCGTACTGGCTCATGGGTCAGGGGGCGAAGATCGGCTATATCGCACTCGAAGAGAACGTGCGGAGGACGGGTGAGAACATGATGGCTCTGCACATGAACATTCCGCTGTTCCTCTGGAAGGAGCGCGGCGTGACTATGGAGCAGAAGCGGGAGGCTTTCGATGCGACTTTGGGTCAGGGCAAGATCGTTCTTTACGACCATTGGGGCTCGTGTGACTCGGACAACCTCATCTCCCAGATTCGCTACATGGCGAAGGGCATGGGATGCACTCATATCTTCCTTGACCATCTGAGCATCGTCGTGTCCGGGCTTGACGAGGGAGACGAACGACGTATCATTGACAACGCAATGACGAAGCTCCGATCACTCGTCGAGGAGACTGATGTGTCGATGTTCGTCGTGTCGCACCTGAAGCGTCCTTCCGGTCAGGGGCACGAGGAGGGTGCTCAGACGAGCCTCAGTCAGCTTCGCGGCTCCCACGCGATCGCGCAGCTTTCTGATGGCTGCATCGGTCTGGAGCGCAATCAGCAGGATCCTGAGAACGCGCACATCACTTCGGTGCGTGTCCTGAAGAACCGATGGTGCGGCGACAACGGACTGTGCGCCAACCTTGAGTACGACCGCAACACCGGGCGCATGTTCGAGGTCGCGCTTCCGGATGTCGTGGACATCAACATCGACATGGAGGTCGAGTCATGATCACTTGGACGGGATGCGATTCAGCGATCGTCGGAGTCGTTGCCCGTTGCGGACTGCGTAGCGTCGTGTGCTACGAGTTCGACAAGCTCGTCGAGCACTTTGTCGCTCAGGGAATGAGCGAAGAGGAGGCGATTGAGTGGATTGATTTCAACATCCTCGGCTCGTATGTCGGGGAGGACACACCGATGCTCCTCTACAGGGGAGACATCCTTACTTGCGAGGAAATGCTAAATGCCTAACCACGACAGCAGCGAAGATTGGGTGACTTACAACGTCCCGATGGGCATGTGCGAGATCATCGAAGAGGTTGAACCGGGAAACAAGCTCTATTTCGAGGTTGAGATCTGCGACAGCGGCATCAACATGAACGTCTTGCGATGCAAATCAGACAGCGGAATTCGCAGCGACAAGGACGAGGTTCAGTTCGCGATTCCGCTTGATCCGACGATGATGCGTCGTCTTCTCGACATCCATGACGCAATGAAGGATGACTGCGATGTCTTTTGACTCACTCGACAAACTCGCAGAGCTCGACGAAGAGCTTGGCTTGTTCGACTTCGGCCCGCCGACGAACACGATTCGCGTTGCGCTGATTGACCACATGGGCAGCGATGACACGGTCGTCGATGCTGCTCGTGTCTCCTTCAGCAAGCGTCGTGAGCACTACAACGCGGCGTTGAACGTCAAGCTGATCAAGTACCTCGCTAAGCACAACCATTGGTCGCCGTTCGCCCATCCGATGATGTCCTATCGGATCCAAGCCCCGATCTTCGTCGCTAGGCAGCTAGCGAAGCACCAGATCGGTCTTGCGTGGAACGAGGTCAGCCGTCGATACATCAAGACCAGACCCCGCGTCTGGATGCCGTCCGGGTTCAGGAAGGCGTCAGACAGCGTCAAGCAGGGAAGCTCTGAAGAGCTCGTGCCGAACGAGCGTCTCATTCAGGATTACAGGTACGCGGTCGAGCTTGCGATGCGTACTTACGACAGCTTGATTGCCGAAGGCGTCTGCCCAGAGATGGCTCGTGCCGTTCTTCCGCAGGGCATGGTGACCGAGTGGGTCTGGAGCGGTTCGCTGTACGCATTCAGCCGGGTTGTCAAGCTCAGGACAACCGAGTATGCTCAGCGTGAGACGAAGGGCGTTGCTACTGAGATTGCAAAGTACTGCGCCGAACTCTTCCCTGTTTCTTGGGAAGCGTTGATGGAGAACTGATGGAACAGGAGGAAACCATGAACCACCTCGGACACGTTGCTTACTTTGACATTGAAACGAATTACGGCAAGGATTGGCTCAACCTGAGCGACTTCCAAACCGTGCATTGCATCAGCGTCTCCATGAACGGAGATAGACCAGAGGGTTTCGGCCCAGATCGCCTCGACAAGGCGATTGAGCTGCTGAAGGAGGCGGATGTAGTGATTGGTCACAACATCCTCAGGTTCGACCTTCCTGTGCTCAAGAACGTCTTCGGGTTTATCCCGAAGCAGTCCTTCGACACGCTCGTTGCTTCACGGCTCGTCTGGCCCGAGATCATCACTCAGGATTTGATTCGCACCGACTTTCCGTCAAAGATGGCGGGAAGCCACAGCCTGAAGGCGTGGGGACACAGGCTAGGTGTCCTCAAGGGAGACTTCAATGAAACAGGGAGCTTTGAGTCGTTCTCTCCGGAGATGCTCGACTATTGCTGCAACGACGTTGTTGTCACTCGCCATCTTCATGACGCGATTGTCCGCGAAGCATTCGCAGAGGATTCGTTCCTACTGGAGCATTCGTTCGCAGAAGTGATCATCGAACAGGAGCGGAACGGATTCTGCTTCAACGTCGAGGGCGCAAAGCAGCTCATGACAAGCCTCACTAGCCGGAAGCTTGAGATTGAAGCGCAGCTCAAGACGATGTTCCCTGCCCGGATCGTGCAGCTCAAGACGAAGCAGAAGATCATCCCGTTCAACCCCGCTAGCAGACTTCACATCTCTGACGGTCTGATCGAAAAGTACGGATGGAAGCCAGACAAGTTTACCGACAGCGGTCGCCCTCAGGTTGACGAGTCAGTTCTCGCTGCTCTGGACTACCCCGAAGCGAAGCTTCTTTCCGAGTACTTGTTGGTTGACAAGCGGCTTGGGCAGATCGCTAACGGAGACAACGCTTGGATCAAGTTGGAGAAGGGTGGCAAGATCCACGGGCGTGTCAACACGAACGGTACGGTGACGGGTAGGTGCTCACATTCCAACCCGAACATGGCGCAAGTTCCCCGTGTCGGAAGCCCATACGGCTCTGAGTGCCGTTCTTTGTTCACGGCGTCTCCCGGCAACGTCCTCGTTGGTGTTGATGCGTCCGGTCTGGAGCTTCGCTGCCTAGCGCACTTCATGGCTCAGTACGACGATGGGCAGTACGCGAAGCTCGTGTGCGAGGGAGACGTTCACACCGAGAACCAGAAGGCGGCGGGTCTGGAGACGAGGAATCAGGCTAAGACGTTCATCTATGCGCTGATCTACGGCGCAGGGAATACGAAGCTCGGCTCCATCGTCGGCGGCGGGTCAAAGAGGGGTGCGAAGCTCAAGGACGACTTCTTCCGTCGATTCCCGGCAATCAAGCTGCTTCGCAGCCGGATTGATCTCACCTTGCAGCGTCGTGCTTATCTGAACGGTCTGGACAACAGGAAGCTTCACATCAGGTCTAAGCATCTTGCCCTGAACACCCTACTGCAATCGGCGGGTGCTCTTCTGGTCAAGAAGGCGACGATCATTGCCGCGGAGCAGTTCAAGAAGCGCGGTCTAGTCGTGCGTCAGGTGGCGCACATCCACGACGAAATCCAATACGATTGCAAGAAGGAAATTGCCGATGAGGTTGGTCGCATTGCGGTCGAAGCGATCCGAGAAGCGGGGCGTCAATTCAAGTTCCGATGCCCACTCTCAGGCGAGTACAAGATTGGACGGAATTGGGCCGAGACACATTGATCTTGCATATGCAGCAGGATTCATTGATGGGGAAGGATGCTTTCGATGGTCAAGAACCGCCCGCGTCTCAGTAAAGACGACTTATCCGCATGTTCTACGTTGGTTGCAGCACACCTTCGGGGGATCCGTAAGTCAGGTCTTTGTCGGCAACGGGACTGCAAGATCTGCGTTCGAGTGGAACATTTACAGCCAGAATGCAATCGAATTGTGCTCCCTTCTGCTACCATATTTGAAGGAAAAGCGGGAGCAAGCGTCGATACTTATGCAGATCGGTGAATTTCCGCCGAACAGCGAAGGACGACGCCGAAGGATCGAAGCTCTCAGCAAGATGAAGAGGATCGAATATGGAAGCTGACTCTGCGCCTTTGGAATACATCGGAACGAGGGATCTTCTTAAGGAGATTCAGCGTCGTTTCGACGATGTGCTGTTCGTCGGCTACCTGAACAAGACGACCGAAAACGACCACTACACCTTCTTCTTCAAGGGCTCGTGCCACGGTGTCGTTGGTCTTGCTGACATGGTCAAGCGTGTCATGGAGGACACTAATGAACACAACCATTCTGATTGACGGCGACATCCTGCTGTATCAGGTCTGCGCCGCGGCTGAACAGCCGTTCTATTGGGGCGATGATCTCTGGACGCTTCACGCAGACGAGCGGGAAGTTCGTGAGCAGATCGACAATGAAGTCAACGGGCTCACGGACGAGCTCAAGGCTAGCAGGGTCATCATTGCTCTGAGCGGGGAGACGAACTGGCGGAAGGTCGTACTGCCGACTTACAAGGCAAATCGGAAGGGTACGCGAAAGCCTGTCGTTTACCCGGCGGCTAAGGACTACGTCCGAAGCGTCTACGCGGTCGTCGAGTACCCGAATATTGAAGCGGACGATGTCCTCGGCATCTACGCGACGAACAAGAAGATCAGGGGCGACAAGATCATCGTTTCCGCCGACAAGGATCTCAAGACGATCCCCGGCAAACTCTACAACCCAGACAAGCCGGAACTCGGCATTCAGGAGATCTCGCGTGAACAAGCCGATTGGAACCACATGTACCAGACCCTCGTTGGAGACACCGCGGACGGCTACACCGGATGCCCCGGAATCGGGCCGAAGACCGCTGAGAAAGTTCTTGGAGCTGTTTCTGGGTCTGACCTCTGGCCCGCCGTTGCCGCCGCCTATTCAGACGCGGGATTGGGCGAGTCTGAAGCACTCATCCAAGCACGGGTTGCGCGGATTCTCCGACACGGTGAATATGACATTCCATCCAATTTCGTCCGCCTCTGGAGCCCCAACGCCAATGAACCGCGAAAAGCTGCTAAATCTGCATCGTGAAGTCTGCACCCGCGCTTATTCGCTGATGTGCCGCAAGAATGCGGACTACAGCGGCGGCAACAACGGTGCTGATCCGTTCCTGAACTTCACCCGCTGTGAGTCGATGGGAATCACGAGCACGGAGCGAGGATTCCTCGTCCGTCTCACCGACAAGATGAGCCGACTGAGCACGTTCTGCGACACCGGGACGTTCCAAGTTGCTGACGAAAAACTGGAGGACACCGTTGAAGACATCATCAACTACAGCATCCTTTTCCTCGCCTACGTCCGATCAAAAAAGGAAGCAGGATCAGGGGCTGATGCCGTGGCCGGAAGTAGCCCGGAGGTTCAACGAGGCGAACGGTACGAACATGAGTCAGTATCTGGCCGCGGCTATAGCAAGCAAGGCGTTAGATAAGCTCTTGCAGCGGATGACCGAGAGGGGAGAGCAAATAGATGACTATACGGAATCGCGATGAAATTCCGGACGTTCCAAAGGCTCTTCTAGAGCACTTGGAGGTGGCAATTCCGGCCCGTTGTCCTGAACTTTCTACCCCAGAACGTCAGATTTGGCACTACTGCGGGCAGCGATCAGTCGTGGAAATGCTCCGCGTCTGGCATAACGCCCGTTATAACCCCCAAATCGAAGAGGAATAGCATGTGCGCTCGACCTAAGATGCCCCCGGCCCCCCCGCCGCCTCCGCAGCTGCCTCCTGCCCCTCCTCCCCCGGCTCCTGTGATCAAGTCGATTAGCCAAGAGAGCGGTCAGCGCGCTCCCGGAGCCGCCCGCGGTACTGGTGGGGTTGATGCCACCAATATGTTCAGCTTTCTGACTCAGCGTCGAGGCAAGGCGATGCTGACGATTCCTCGGGGCTAATAGATGATTCAAGGGTCAGCACAAAGCGAGTACTCCAAACTGGAGTCAATCCGCAGCGCGTTCCTCGAACGTGCTCGTGATTGTTCTCGACTCACGCTGCCGACCCTCATTCCAGACGAAGGATCCACAACGGACAAGCGGTTTCCTACGCCGTTTCAGTCCGTTGGTGCTCGTGGGGTGAACAACCTCGCTAGCACTCTTCTGCTTTCCCTCCTCCCACCTAATGCACCTTTCTTCAGGTTGCTTGTGGATGAAACTGCTCTTCGCAAGATGCAGTCGATGGATCCTCAAATCAAGGCCGAAGTCGAGAAGTCGATGAGTCAGCGTGAGCGGCTCGTCATGCGCGAGATTGAGGCTCAGGCGATTCGTGTTGCTACTTTCGAGGCGATCAAGCACCTGATCGTCGCGGGAAATGTCGGCCTGTATTTCCCAACGGATGGCGGCTCCATGCGAGTCATCCGGCTCGACCGTTACGTCGTCAAGCGGTGTCCCTCTGGTTGCGTGGACAAGGTCATCATCAAGGAGAGCATTTCTCCGTCGATGCTGCCCCCCGGCCTCAATCTGGAGAAGTCTGCCTTTGATGAGCCTTACCTTGACATGTTTACTTGCATTCGCTCTATGGGCGAAGGCAAGGTCGAGGTCTATCAGGAAGTCAAGGGCCAGATCATCCCCGACAGCTACACGATTGTCGAGAAGTCCAAGTCGCCGTTCATCCCCCTGCGAATGGTGCGGATCGACGGCGAAGACTACGGGCGTGGATACGTCGAGCAGTACCTCGGTGACCTGAAGAGCCTAGAGGCTCTGATGCAAGTCATCATTGAGGGTTCTGCGGCGATGGCGAAGATCCTGATTCTCGTCGCCCCGAACGGCTCCACGCGGGCTGCGACGCTTGCGAAGGCTCCTAACGGTGCTATCCGCGAAGGAAACGCCGCAGATGTTACGGTGCTTCAGGCGAACAAGGCCGCAGACTTCTCTGTCGGCCTCCAGATGATCGGTGCAATTACCGAGCGTCTCTCATACGCATTCATGCTGACTGAGGCGTCCATTCGGAACGCTGAGCGCGTGACCGCCGAAGAGATCCGGCTCGTTACCCAGAGCATCGAACGTCAGCTCGGAGGTGTTTACAGCCTCCTGTCGCTCGAATTCCAGTTGCCGTTGGTCAACAAGATCATGGAGCAGATGGAAAAGGGCAAGAAGCTGCCGAAGCTCCCGAAGAAGTTCGTCACCCCGACGATCATCACGGGAATCGACGCCCTTGGCCGCGGCAACGACCTTCAGCGTCTTGACCTGTACCTACAGGGCATCGGTCAGATGGTTGGCCCTCAGGCTCTCGGGGAGACGATTAACGTCCGCGAGTACATGAACCGACGAGCCGCTGCCCTTGGAATTGAGACGGAAGGGCTCGTGAAGTCCGAAGACCAGATCATGGCTGAGCGTCAGGCTGCGATGCAGCAGCAATTCATGCAGCAGATGGCATCTCCTGCTGCACAAGCGGGTTTGCAGATGTATCTTAATCAGAATCAGCCCGCCCAACAGGGATAACACATGAGCGTCGATCGCGTCGAAATCCACAACCAAGTCGCTTCCCGCACCCACGAACCTTCCGCCGTTCCGGCTGATGCACAGACCATCGTGAATGGTCAGCCTCAGGGAATGACGCCAGTTTCTCCGACTCAGGGAGATCGTCCTGAGTGGCTTCCCCCGAAGTTCCAGAGCCCTGAAGACCTTGCTCAGGCTTACGCCGAGCTTGAGTCCCGGTTTACACAGGTAAACCAGAAGAACTTCGGCGAAAAGGCGGCAGCTGCGAACATTTCGCAAGATGAGATGCAGAGCTTCTCTCAGGAGTTCATGCAGCTCGGCACTCTGACTGACAAGAGTTTCGCTTCGCTCGAAGCCCGCGGAATCCCGCGCTACGTCGTCGAGAGCTACATTGAAGGCCAGAAGGCGGTCGCGGAGTCTCAGGTTGCTCAGATCTATAATCAGGTGGGTGGATCTGAGCAGTATCAGTCGATGATTGGTTGGGCTTCTGACAACCTCCCCGACAACGAGATTGATGCGTTCAACGCGATGATTGAGTCTGGTGATCCGGCGTCGATCAACTTCGCCGTCCGCGGTCTTCAGGCTCGGTACATGGCAGAGAACAACTCTCCGCGACTCCTTCAGGGCGGCACTTCCGGCCCCGGCAGCTCTCCGTTCCGCAGTCTCGCTGAGGTTACGGAAGCAATGCGTGATCCTCGGTATCGCAAGGATCCGGCTTACCGCAAGGACGTTGAGGCTCGTCTGTCGATCTCTCAGGTCTTCTGATGAGGTGGCTGCTGCTCCTGCTTCTAAGCGGGTGCAGCGCATCTCAGGAAATCGGTAGAAATGCGAATTCCATTCGGACAGACGCGCAGCTCCTCATTGACCACGGCACGGCGATCAAAGATCCTGTCGTTGTCAACGCTGCGACTCGGATTGATGCTGCTGCTGCTAGCATTCATCTGCTACTGCCTCGTGTAGAGGATCAGGTTCCGGCGTGGCTCGTGACCCTGCAATGGGGATTGATCGTTGCGGCATTGATCGCTGTCATCGTCGTCCTTTGGCAAACAGGACTAGGCAACGTAATCAGAATCATGATCGGATGGATCCCGCGCAAGACTCAGGTTGAAGCGAACCTCGCTGCGGATGTTCTAGACGAATCCAAGCCTGAGAGCGCACGGGAGTACTTTGCAGCCCGCCGTGCGGATCCTCTCTTCGACGCCGCCTTTAAAAAGGCGCGGGCTGCTAAGGAGACACGGTAATGGAATCTTTCCTCGGATCTGTTTGGTTCGCCCTGCTGCTCGGTGTCGTTGGCCTGTGCGCGGGCGTGTGGCTCTGCAAGAGCAAGAAGATCTAACCCCGCCGAAGATCGAATCTTCGGCCCGACCCGTGGCAACACGGGTTTCTGAACTAAAGTATCCCTCCAAGACGGACAGTTTGGAGGGATACTGTCCTTTTAGGACGGACAGATAGCGTCAGCCCGGTGCGCCGGATAACTGAGATTGCTCCTCGTCGTCCACCTAGATAGACATCGAATTCGCTGTCCAATTCACACAACCTTTTGAGGAGCAATCTCAAATGGCAAGCACTTATCAGATTTCTGCCGACCCGTCTCGGCTTGGCCTTAATGCGGCCAACACGGGCGCAGGAAACAACGAACTGTTCCTTAAGCAGTTCGCGGGCGAAGTTCTCACCACGTTTGAAGAGCAGAACGTGATGATGCCCCTTCACATGGTTCGCTCTATTTCGAGCGGCAAGTCCGCGTCGTTCCCTGTGACGGGCGTCGCTTCGGCGAAGTACCACACTCCGGGCGATTCGATCCTTGCTGAGACGGGTTCGACTCCGTCTCAGTCCGGAACCACGCCGTTTGCGGTTACCTTCCCCTCCTCGAACAAGTACACGACGAAGTTCAACCACTCGGAGCGCATCATCACGATTGATGACATGCTCGTGAGTGCGGCCTTCGTTGCGAACATCGACGAGGCGAAGAACCACTACGACGTTCGTTCGATCTACACCACCGAGATCGGTCGCGCTCTTGCTTACGTTGCGGATAAGAACCTCATCCGTACCGTGATCGCGGGTGCTACCCGTACTACGGATCGCTTCGGCGGTTCTAGCGCGGCGTATCTTGGCGACACGATTTCCTACAACGACGAGGCTACTAGCGCGACCTCGCCGACTCTGGGTGAGGAGCTCGTTCAGGCGTTCTTCTCGGCTGCTCAGAAGATGGACGAGCGTAACGTTCCGTCGAACGATCGTTACGCAATCGTGACGCCTCAGGTGTACTACCAGCTCGTGTCTTACAGCACCGACGCGATCAACCGCGACTTCAACCCTGAAGGAAACGGCAGCATCGCGGGCGGCATGATCATGTCCATCGCGGGCATCAAGATCATGAAGTCGAACCACATCCCCTCTACCGACGAAGCAACGACTGCTATCGCTCCGCACAACGACGGCGGTGTGCAGAACGATGTCTTCGGCGGCAGCGGCGTGGGCTACGGTGCGTTCAACTTCAGCCGCTCGAAGGGCGTCATCTTCCAGAGGGAGGCCGTTGGTACGGTCAAGCTTCTGGATCTCGGCGTCGAGAGCGAGTACCAGATTGAGCGTCAGGGTACGCTCATGGTTGCGAAGTACGCTATGGGCCACGGCGTCCTCCGCGAGGAGTGCTGCTTCTGGCTCCGTGGCGATGCGTAATCGCTACTGAAGATGTGACTTTGGGGGCCACCATCGAAAGGTGGTGGCTCCCTTTTCTTTGGAGGACATATGGCAACGAACAAGACAACGCGCATTGAGGCGATCAACACGATGCTGTCGGTCATCGGTGAGCCTCCCGTCAACTCTTTGGCGGGTGTGAATCGGGCCGATGTCCTGATTGCAGGGTCAATCCTCGACGACGTTTCTCGCGAAGTTCAGGCTGAGGGATGGCATTTCAACACGGACGACCGCGTTCCGTTCATTGCCGACGCGACCGGGACGATTGCGGTTCCTGAGAACGTCCTTCGTCTGGAGCAGACGGATAAGACTTACGGCATTGAGCTGATCGTCCGAGACGACAAGATCTACAACAAGTTCAACCTCAGCTCGACTTGGGCTGTCGGTGCGACGCTGTACTGCTCTGTCGTCTACCTGTTCGACTTTGACAGGCTTCCGCAAGCAGCCCGCAACTACATCACTCTCCGAGCTGCCCGCGTCTTCAACAATCGAATGGTTGGAGACAAGGCACACCACGAGTACAGCTCAAATGACGAGTTCCGAGCCTTGATCACCCTCAAGGAATACGAAGGGGAGACGGGCGACTACACGATGTTTGACAACTTCACGATTGGTGAAATCGTCAATCGGCCCCGGATCGCTCCGCGAGTCTTCTGATGCTTACAGTTTCATCCATCTCAAACTTCCTCGGTGGGGTTTCTCAGCAGCCCCCCGCGATGCGGTTTCAGAATCAATGCAACGAACAGGTGAACGCCGTGTCGTCTCCTGTTGAGGGGCTGACTAAGCGGCCTCCTACGGAGCATCTGAAGAACCTTCTGGACGGATCAAACGCAGATCTCGTGTACTCGACCCTTTTCGTCCACAAGATTGATCGTTCTCCGGAAGAGCGGTACTTTGCCGTGTTCGGGCGCAACAACGCTACGAGCTCGGCTTTCGTTCATGTCTATGACATCAACGGAACGAGAATTGCAACGAATATTGATTCCCCTGCGTTGACGTACATCAACGAAGCGGGCGTCGATACGAAGCTGAAGGCGATGACGATTGGCGATGTGACGTTCGTCGTCAACACGAATAAGACGGTCGCTCTTACTGCTGACGTTAGCAAGTACAGCCGAAACAAGACGACTCCTGAGCCGGAAGCTCTCGTTTGGGTCGCTCAGACGAACTACAAGCGTAAGAGCATCGTCACGATTAACGGGATTTCGTTTCAACACGAAACAGGAAGCGGCGCGGGCGACAACATCGGAACCGAGCACATTGCCTCCGAGCTTGTAACTAAGTTTGGAACCGCAAAGGCTGCAAATCCGGTGACACTCGCCGGAATCAATGCGTATCGCTACGCATCCGTGATTCTCTTTGTGAGAGAGTCTGGAACACAGCCGCTCAACATCAGCGTGTCCGATGACTTCGGAGGCGAAGGGCTGATTCTCATCAAGGACGAGGTTCGCTCCTTTGAGGATCTTCCTGCCGTTGCCCCGCACCTTATGAAGGTCAAGGTTGCGGGTAGCCCCGAGTCTAGGTCTGATGACTATTGGGTTGAGTTCATTCAGAACTCCACTTCGACGAGCACTACGGTTCCTGCGTCCGGACTTTGGTATGAGTGCATTGGCCCCGGACTCAAGTACAAGATTGATCCGGAAACGATGCCACACATTCTGATCCGCGAAGCAAACGGGCAATTCAGGTTCAGGCCCGCGACCGGAGCGGCGTCGTACCCCGCCTTCAAGTGGCAAGATCGACTTGTTGGTGATGACCTCACGAATCCGCAGCCATCATTCGTTGGCATGAAAATCAACGACGTATCTCTTTACCAGAGTCGTCTTCTGTTCCTGTCGAGTGAGAACGCGATCTTCAGCCAGACTTCGCAGTTCTTCAATTTCTGGCGCACGACCGTTACTGACTCCGTTTCCACGGATACGATTGATGTTGCGTCCACGAGCCCGAATGTCGCTAATCTACAGAGTGCGACCCCGTTCGAGAATCAGCTCATTCTGTTCTCTCAGTCGTCTCAGTTCTCAATCACGAGCAATGGCCCGCTGTCTCCGACGACGATTTCCATGTCTGTCGTAGGTGACTACCAGAATCTTTCGGTAGAGCCTGTAGCATCCGGAAACTCTCTCTTCTTCGCGTTTAGCCGCGGCTCGTTCTGCGGTATTCGAGAGATGAATCTGACTAATCGTCTCGACGGCAAGTTCGAGGCCGATGACATGACGGCGACCGTTCCTCAGTACATCCCCGGAACTATCCGGCAGATGGCGGGAAGTACTCACGAAAACCTTCTAATTATTAGAAGCTCTTTGGACACCTCGTCGCTGTTCGTGTACAAGTACTTTCAGATCGGAGAACAACGAGTCCAGAGCTCGTGGAGCAAGTTCACGCTGTCGTCTGGAACAATTCTGTCCTCTTACTTTATTGATTCGACTCTGTACATCGTCGTTCAACGAGGATCTAAAACAAGTCTGGAGTCAATGAAGTTGGAGACGGGGCGAGTGGATACGTCCAGTACTTACGTCACGACCCTAGATCGACGAATGGATCGGGCAAAGCTCCTCGCCCTCGGAGGCACGGCGACGTACTCATCCGGTACTGGCCTGACTACCTATGTCCTTCCATACCAGATCGGAACAGGCGCGACGTTTCAAATTGTCACCAAGACAGGCGTCAAACTCGCGACAACCCAAGCATCAAGCACGACAGTTACTGTGCAGGGAGACTATGCGGCAACGGATGTTTGGTTGGGAGAGAACTACACGATGATCTATGAGCTGTCGGAGCCCCGGTTCCGCGCTTCTAGTGAAGGCTCTTTGACTGCTTCGGGTGGTCGATATCAGATTCGATATGCGACCCTGTCGTTCGGAAATACCGCGTATTTCAAGGCACAGGTCATCGTCGAGTACGGATCGACTTACGACTACGAGTTCACCGCTCGTCTGCTTGGATCCGGAAACAACATTCTTACGACTCAGGTTCCGCTAGAGACGGGAACATACAAGATCCCGGTATACTGCAAGAACACGGGGCTCAGGCTGCGTATCCTGAACGATAGCCCCCTGCCTAGCAACCTGATTTCGATGGAATACGAAGCGTCGTTCAACGAACGTGCAAGTCGTGTCTGAGCTACACACGAGGCTCCCGATAATCCCTGACTGCCACTACTTGGCTAAGCGTCTCCGAAAGGCTGACCTTAAGGACGTAGCGGCGGCGGGGCTAGATCCACTTGAGTCCTTGATCCGTGGGTATGTCTACAGCAAGGATTGCAGGACGATCGCTCTTCCTGATGGTCGTCCCGCGGCGATGTTCGGAGTTGCCGCATTCACCGTGGATGACTTGAAAATCGGAAGCATCTGGCTCCTCGGAACCGATGAACTAATTGAGCACAGGTGGAAGTTCCTGCGCGAATCAAAGTACTGGCTCAAGCACATGGGCTATGGATTTGATTTGCTTTGCAACGTCGTTCACGAAAGCAACGAAGAACACATCAAGTGGATCCGATGGCTCGGATTCACGTTCCTGAGAAACACGGAATCAAACGGCGAACCAGTAATCGAATTCGCAAAGATCATCAACAATGTGTGATCCCCTGACAATCACGGCAGTAACTATTGGTGCTGCCTCCTCAGCTGCATCCATTGCGAGTCAGAATCAAGCGGCCCGCGATCAAGCTGATTACAACAACAAGCTCGGCAAGGCGAACAACGAGCGGTTCGGCCTTCTTGCTCAGGAAGTTCGCAGAGATGTCGGACTACAGACCGATCAGCTCTACACGAACTTTGGAGAGCAGCGAAAGGCGATGATGATGCAGATCAACAACGTCGCTAGTGATGCGCTCAAGTCCGCGGCGGTCATGGAAACTGGCTTTGCTTCCGCGGGGGTCGAGGGTCGAACCGTAGATCAAGCGATTCGAGAGTTCGAGGTTGACTTCAGCAACTTCGCTACGTCTCGGATTGACGAGCTTGACTCTCGGTACAAGCAGATGCTTTCTGAAGCTCAGGCGATTCGCAACCGCGGTCAGAGCGCAATCAACCAGAACGTGCCAATGCCCTTGCCTCCGACTCGGATGCCTAGCCCGATCCCGGCAATCCTCAATGGAGCGACGACGGCTATCGGTGTCGCGGGTGCTCTTCAGTCTCTTCAGGGGCCGGGTACGTTCCTCCAAGGATCGTCCGCTCCCGGCGGTCTGACCGGACAGTCGTATAACACGGCGATGGGCGGATACGCTCAATCCATGTTCCCGCCGTCAAACATGCCAACCACCTCCTTTAAGCCGATCTTCTAATGACAGGTCTACCTCAACCTTTCTATAACCCGCAGATCGCCCCCACCTCGACGTTCTCGCAGCCGTTTACCGCGGCTCCTACGCCAGTTCAGGTGCAGCTCGGGCAGGGCATGGAGGACATCGGCCCTGCGTTCATGAACTTCAGCCAGACTCTGGCGTCGTTCGTCGGTCGTCAGGCGTCGATCAAGAAGGAAGAGGACATCAAGTCCGGACAGGCGAAGCTCATGGCTAGCCGGAAGACGTTCCGGCAGCTCGTGGACAGCGGCAAGATCGACCCCGCAACTAATCCGTGGGAGGCTTACGGGGCTGCTCAAGCAGACGCGATTCTTTCTGCTCGTGACTTCACGGCAAAGCTTGAAGCGGACTACGAGGCTGAGGCGGCGAAGAACCCGATGTTCATGAGCAGCGTGGACAGCTTTGACACGTTCGCGAACGAGCGGATTCGACAGGCTGCATCTAGCGGGGTTCAGAATCCGATCTGGGTCAACACGTTCCTTAGTGAGATTGATCCGGACGTAGCGAAGCTTTCTAAGAACCACGTTGTCGGCGTCGGTCAGCTTCGCCGCAAGAAGATGTCCGAAGGTCTTTCCGTTGGAATTGCGTCGGACATCGGCTCCATGATGAAGGACATCGGTGATACTCCGATCCTTGGTCGTACCGCAAAGAAGGACGGCGTCATCGACTTTGGCGAGTTCGTCAAGGCAACGAACGAGACTTACATTTCTCAGGCTGCGAAGAATCTTCAGGGGCGAATTGACGAGGTCGCGCAGACGATCGGCGGGGAGGCCGCAAACGCTACAGCAGTCGAAGCGATCATGGAGCTTCGTCTTCAGTACGGCGACGATCCGCGTATTACTGCGGTAGCTGATCGAATCAAGACCCCCGGAGGTCAGCTGACAAAGACGACCCGATACAAGGCCGCGGAGGCCGCACGAGCGCAGCAGATTGATGCTTCCCGCGGTCGAATGTCGATTGCTAAGCGGGATGAAATTCGTGATTACATCAGCAGCTTCTTTTCCCCGGATCGAATCAGGAAGATGAGCAGCAGCGACATCTTGGAGGGCAAGGGGTTTCCATCTTGGAAAGACGTTGAGCAGGACATCCGCAGGATGAATGTCAGCTCAGAGCTCTATGAAAACATCCGGGGTGACTACGAGGAAATGAAGTCGTCGATCATCAAGCAGGAAGCGTCCAACGTCGTCTACGGCATGGGGGCGCAGCTTGGAGCAGAGATTGGACAGAGGTACGCTGACGTTGCGAAGAGGGCTTCTCTGGCTGCCGCTAGTGGCGATGCTAAGGGTCTTTCAGAAGCCCGCGGAGAAATGAGTCGAATCGCGCAGCGTCTGGATATCAACGCTCTGGCGGAAGACGCTGAGAATGAGATTCGTCTTATGAAGCGGGCGTACAGCCTCAAGGACGCGGATCTTCCGAAGACTATTGACAAGGATCACCTTCGTCGAGCAGTCATTGAGGCCGTCTACGACAGCATTCCGAATGACCCAAATACGGGGCTTCCTACTCGTGATGGGCTCGTCACCCTCATTCAATCAGGAAGAGCTGTCGGGGCAAAGTACCTCCCTCGCGTCACTCCGATGATTCGCACGGCTATCGAAGCGTGGAATCAGCCGAATGCGGATGCAACTCAAATTCCCCGCGAGGTGCTGATGGCGGCAGATCTCTATGAGGTTGCTAGTGCGGCGAATGAACAGGAGATGCTCGGACTTACTGAGGGTTCTAAGCAGTTCTTGGAGGCGGTCACGACTCTTCGTCGTGGCGGCGCGGGCCAGACTGACGCATTCCGCAGGGCGAATCAGATGACTTCTGGAACGTCTCGGACGATGACCTTCAAGGAGCCGTCTCGGGAGGAGATTCAGGTTGCAGCCGCTGAGTGGAACGATTCCGGCTCGTGGTTCGGAAACGCAGTCTCTGAGGGTGCTACTGGAATGGGCAACGTGGAGCAAGCTATCCATGACTCCGTGATGCTCAATCAGCTGAAGGGTGCGGGCATGGCTGAATCCCTCGCTCAGGCTAAGGCGTGGGTGAGCAGCAATGCTGTCGTCTTCGAGAACACCGTTGTCCTCGTTCCTGTGACTACGACCGTCCTAGGTCGAAACCCTGACAACTGGGGCGCGGCGCGAGATGCGGCTGTCAAGGCAATCAACGAAAAGCTGAAGGCGTCTGGTTCAACCGCACCCCCGATCAATGCAGACCAGATCACTTGGTCGCCGCGATCTATGGGGCGTGACAACGTCTACTACGACCTCGTGTACAAGGACGATGGACGAGCTCTGGATGTTCTGTACCGCGGTGAGCAGGAGGCTCCGGATGCCGTCTTCTCCTACTCTGTTGAGGAGCTGAGCAAGCTAATCAGCGCAGATTCCAAGAAGAACTACGAGCAGCGTCAGCAAAACTGGAACAACGCAATGCGCGCTTGGTCGCAGAGCTACCACCCATAACATGCAAGACAAGAACGCACCTGTCGGGAAGTGGCCGGAACCATCCCGCTTCATTGAGTCCCCCGGACGATTTGAGCAGGATGTCGATCAGTTCCTGTACGAGAAAAACCGCCCGAGCCTTTGGTCTGCGGTTGCCGACACGACCCTGAGCTCAGACATTGGTCGTTGGCTCGGAAAGACGGTCGAGGGGTTCAACTCGGAGCCTGATTGGCGAGAAAAGTACTCGTCCGAGCTCGACAACATGTTGGCTTCGACGCCGTTTGAGTACCACGATGACCTCTTGTCATCGTCGTCCTTCAACGAAGCTATCTTTGAGAAGACGACAATTGACGAGAAGCTCCGAAACATGCAGCGGGTTGCTGATTCTGGTGCTCTTGGTGTCGGCTCCGTCCTAGCGATCAACCTGTTTGAGGGTGCTGCCCTCGGTGCGCTGACGTTCCCCGCGACTGCCCCCGCTCTCGTCGGGACGGGCTACAGAGGCTTCAGGACGGCTTCCCAGACCTTCCGAGCCCTCAGGGTGGCTAAGGCGTCCCAGAGGGCTGTAGCGGCTGCTGAGGTGGCTGCAAACGCCTCCAGAATCGGCCTGTTTGCCCGCGGCTCTCTCGTGGGCATGGGCGAAGCCCTCGCTTACACGACGATTGACTCTATGGTCGATCCAACCGTGGAAGCACACGACTTCCGTAGCGCAGCGATCTTCGGTGCTGCTCTTGGCGGCAGTTTCAACGCTCTTGCCGGAAAGTCAATTCTAGCTTCTGAACTGGCCAGCGCAGGACGCCGTTTGGAGCAGGATCTGCTTAATCGCGGATATCAATTGCCGCCGCGATTCGGAGCTGATGATCTTGTAGCTCGACTTGCTGATGCGACGAACATCGACCGATCTGAAGCTGCTGCCCTGATCGCTCTCGGTGACGCCCTTGGAATCGACTTGTCGCGATCCAATCTTGCGGTTGGCGGGCGAAAGATGAAGGGCGTCGTCGGATCGACGAAGATCAACATTGACGGCATGGAGATGGGAACTGTCGAGTTCCTTGAGGATGGCCGCGCGATACTTCGGTCGTTCTACAACGACACCCCGAATCCCGAGACAGCCCTTCGTGGAGTCGCGGCAATCATTCGTCGTCGCCTGTTCAACGCCGATCTTCCGGAAACTTCCCGCGGAGGTCTGACAGACAACGAAGTTCGTATCGTCGATGAGTGGCTCGGTCGCGGGCCAAGGATCTTCCGAGAAGCTGAGCGTGGCCCCGGAGGCGTCGTCGGTGGAATGTTCGTCAAGGAGACGACTCCCGGTGGCCCTCGACGCCTCGTTCGCACTACGAAGTGGACGAGCGGAGACGAGCGCAAGTTCGCAAACGGATTCTTCCGTTGGATGATGACCGGGGAGAAGGACGACATTCCGGAGAACGTCATCCCGGTGTTTGAGAAGGTTCGCCTGTTCTTGGCGAAGGTCTACGACGGAATGAGCGATCCGCGTCTGCTGTCCGGTCGAAAGCCGAATCAGCGAATCGCGAACATGTTCGAGAAGGTGCTTGTCAACGAGATCAAGGTCAAGCAAGCGGCTGAACAGGAGTTCATGAACAGCCTTCTTCGGGCGTCCTCTGGATCCGGTACTGGCTTCGGTGCTGAAGACGCGCTTTCGATTCCCGATGTTGAACCTACCGGGACGAGCAAGAATTGGGCAGAAGTTCCTAATATCAGCGGCATCTACGGCGTCGGATCCACGCTGCTGAACCAAAGCGTTCGCGCTATGGGATCTATTGCGGGCGACATTCGTTGGCTTGCATACAACATGCACTTCACCCGCGTCGCCCCTCGCGACAAGTTCGGCAACCTGATCGCTCAGCCGACGACCGTCAATGAGTTCGTCCACCGAATCAAGGCGGTCAGCGAAGCCCGGTTCCTTCGGTCGTTCAACAAGAATTTCAACGAGTATGTGAGCGGCGGGAAGAGCTACAAAGAGATTGGTTCGGTCGCTCGGGCTAAGAACATGTTCCGCCACGACAAGAAGGCGGAATTCAATCTCAAGGTCTACGAAGAGATTCACAGCCCCGGAGCTCACGCCGACAGGAACGTGAAGGCTGCGGCAGATGCTGCACGGGCAGAGTTCAAGATGATGGCTGGCTTGGCTAAGAAAGCTAAGGTCGCAGGATTCGAGAACCTTGCTTCCGATCCTAATTACTTCCCGCGCCTGTATCGGTGGGACGCGATCGACGCTTTTGTCCTGAAGCACGGGCAAGATGAGCTCAAGAAGGTGCTGCTAAATGCCATCGACAAGGCTGAGCTGTCCGGAGAGGAAGCTGAAGCCCTGTCCACGCTCCTCGCAGAGCGTCTCGTGAAGCTTGCCCGCGGTGAGCGGAAGGCTTCCGTGTTCAACCTTGACGAAGAGGTTCTGGAAGTCCTCGGCAACATGAAGAAGCCGAAGGATCCGAAGGGGCCGATCCTGACTCCCCGCGTCCGCGCCCGGTTCAAGGCGGATCCGCTCGTGACTCTCAAGGACGGCTCGAAGGCGTCTCTTTCGACGTTCGTCGAGACTGACATCCCGACCGCACTTGGTTCCTACGTCCGATCCGTCTCCGGTGCTATCGGAGAGACGAAGCTGATCGCCCGGTTCAAGGCTGAAGTCGCTGCGCGTGACGGCGAAGAGATCGCTAACAAGATTGAGAAGTTCGAGGACATCATTGAGTACGTCCGTGAGCGTAACCGGACGAACATGACTGCGGATGATCTGGATGCTCAGATCGGATCGCTCCGTGAGCTCCGCGCAAACATGCGTAGTGAGCCAGACCCGTCTAACTTTGGCGGGGACAACACGATGAGCACTCTGTTCTCGGAGAACGCTCGTAGGTTGATGAAGATCTCCTACCTCCAGAACGGCTCGTACTTTGCGCTTGCTCAGATTAACGAAATCTCTCGTGCGATCGCTCGTGCAGGATTCCGTTCTGTCTGGAGTCAGCTTCCGGTTGTAAGTGATCTGCTGAAGTCTGCGAAGCGTGGAGAGCCTGTCAACGAGGTGACTTACCTTCTGGAGCAGACGTTCGGCCTCGCTTCTGACCGAATTCGACGCACGACGGGTCGAATTGACGACGCCCTGAATCGGTATCCACCCGAAATTCGCGTCGGTTGGTATCGGAGCATGGCTAAGAAACTGTCGAAGCTCGACGCCAACTTGGATGCCGCCGTCTTCGCATTCGCGGATCTAACTGGTCTAGCTCCGATTACGTCGGCTACGCAGCACCTGACGGCGATGTCGCTGATTCAAAGGATGTACCGAATCGGCACTAAGGGCGACAAGGACTTCGCGGATACCTTGATTACCCAATGGGGCATCTCAAGAAAGCAGTATGACACCGTCATTGCGTCGATCAAGAAGTTCGCTGACGTAGACAAGAATGGCCGCGTGATCGCGCTGAACGAGGAGAATTGGGATACGGACGCATTCCGAGCGTTCCTGACGTTCGTCGAGCGTGGAACTATTGCGACGATTCAGGATCCCCCGGCTCGTGGAGACTTCCACAAGTTCTTCTTCACCCCTGTCGGCAAGCTGATGATTCAGTTCAGGACGTTCAACCTGAAGGGCATCGACTCGTTCCTGAAGACTTCGTTGCAGCGAGGTGATGCTACGGTGCTCAAGGAGTATCTACTTACGGGTACGGTTGCAATGCTTACCCAGACCGCCCGTAAGCAGCTCGACTACGCCGCGATTACTGATCAAAAGAAGCGAAAGAAGTTTGCTGAGGAGAACTTCAGCATGGGCGCAGCTGCGGCAATGTTCGCGTCTGGCCCTACGGAAAACTTCATGCTGATCGCCGCAACCGATGCCTTGTCCAACTTGGCGTTCGGTCGCAGTACATTCGGTGATCGGATCCGATACACGGGGTTGTCGTCTAACCCGCTTGACTTGACTGCAACGCCCGCGTGGGCGGTGCTTGATCGCGCCTTCAAGGCCGCTCGTGGGCCTGTGAGGGCGATGCTGAATTCTGACTACGACTACAGTCAGAAAGATCTGCACAACCTCAGAATGACGATCCCGATGGGACGGTTCTACGGAATCGGACAGGGACTTTCTCTGTTGGAAGAGCGGCTCGGCAAGAACCTTCCAGAAGAATCGAAGCAACGCTAATTAGGAGCGCATTACATGGCACTTTCTTACGTCCTCTACACGAACCAGACCGGAACCGGGCCTTTCAACTTCACGTTCCCGTACATTTCTACCGCACACATCAAGGTGGAGAAGAACGGAACTCTGCTTACTCTCGGAACGAACTACACCCTCAGCACTTCCCCTACTCCGCAGATCACGCTGACTTCTGCGCTCGTAGGTACGGATACGCTCAGGATCTACCGAGAAACCCCCGGTCGCGCAGCCGCTCCTAACAATCAGCCCATCGTCGATTTCACGGACGGATCGGTTCTTACCGCATCCGATCTCGACAAGAACACTCAGCAGCTCCTGTATCTCGTGCAGGAATCTGACGACACCGGAAGCGGTGCTCTTGCAGCAACTCTCGACGGATTGAATTGGGACGCCGAGTCAAAGCAGATCAAGAATGTCTCTGCTCCCACCGCAAATACTGATGCAGTCAACAAGCAGTACGTCGATACGCTAGCTCTGTACGGAGTAAACCAGACTTCTGGACAGGCGTGGAGTCTTGTCGGTGACGGAACGGATCAGTACATCCTGAACAATCCGGTTCCGTCTGCCGCAGATCCGGAGCTGTTCATCGTTGAGGTTGGTGGAGTTCTTCAGCACCCCGTGACGAACTACACGATCACGCAGGGAAGCGGCAACTACTACCTCCAATTCACGGCGGTCGTCGCTGCGTCCACTACGATCCAAGTTCGCAACCTCGGCGTTTCCCGCGGCACGATCAGCGGATCGACGATTACGGTCGATGGCGGGACGCTGTCTGTTGACATGGCTAACAACCGCGTCGGCGTCAACTCAACGGCTCCGCATAGCACTCTGAATGTTAATAGCACCACGAGTGTTAGCCGAATTCAGGTAACTAATTCCACCACCGGAAACTCCTCTGCGGCAAATGGCGTTACTCTTGAAAACTCAGGCAACACCGCATATGTCTGGAACTACGAAAGCGGCCCGCTTCTGTTCGGGACTAATAACTCGACCCGAGCGACGATTTCGGCTGACGGGAAGATTGGCATTGGAACAAATTCTCCTCTGAACAATCTTGATGTTCACACGCCATCCGCAACTCAGGCAGTAATCCGGCTGACAAACACGACGACGGGAACGGCGGCAACTGACGGATTTAAGCTGTTCATTGATCAAGACGGCGCAGCACAGGTTTGGAACGAGGAGGCGACTAGTCTTCGCTTCGCTACTACTGGAATTGAGCGAATGCGGATTCAGGCGGGGGGAACTGTCGGAATCGGGACGACCGCGCCGCAGCAGCGGCTGCACGTTCATGATTCAGGATCCACCTCAACTAGGATCAATGTAACTAACAGCGCGACGACCGCGTCGAATAATCGCGGAATGTCTCTTGAGGCCGCGTCAACTACCGGATATGTGTGGAACTACGAAAACGGGCCGATGCTCTTCGGCACGAACAACACGACCCGCGTGACTATTGGCAACGATGGGCTTGTCACGCTTGCAGCGGGTCAGCTGAAGTTTCCGGCAACCGCAAATTTGTCGAGTGACGCTAACACGTTGGACGACTATTCGGAAGGAGGGTGGACTCCAAACTTTATCTTCTTCTCACGCAACGGAGCGACTCCGGAAAACGTGTGGAGGCCGCTGAACTGCACATACGACATCTCGTCGGGCCGCTACGTCAAAATTGGAAATCTTGTTCATCTCGCGTTTGATATCGCGACTGACGGGCCAGTTACAGCTCCCGCAGGAACTCCCGCAGCAAGTTGGTATCTAGCAATCGGAAACCTTCCGTACAAGCCGACGTTGCAGGGCGGCGGATGCTTGACTATCGGATCTACGCAATCATTCTTGACCCTGTGGCCGAGCACCGGATTCGCACACCCCGGCCAAACTGGAGTTGCGGGCGCAAACTCTGAAAACGGATTTATCTACTTGACTCAACAGATAACAAATGCAGATACGCTTTACCTTTCGGTAAACAACATTCTTAAGACTGCTCCCGCAGGAAACTCTGCAAACAGAATCATCGCCACGATTTCCTACAGAACCGCTCAGTAAGGAGCACCTATGCCCCTCAACAAAATTCAAGCTCAGATGACTGAAAACGTGCTCCGCACGGACATCACGACACAGTCGCTAAACGTCGATACTGTGATCAAGAACGCGGGTCTTCAGGACAACTTCCCGATCGGAATGATCGTGCTGTTTGTAAACGATACGCAGTTTGCCGTAGATTCCGGATGGCTTGCTTGCGACGGAACGTCCGTTGCTAAAGCTTCGTATCCGGAGCTGTATGCAGAAATTGGCGGGTCATTCGGTGAAACAACGACTCATTTCACTCTTCCGAGCCTGACGACTCCGACTGAAATTGTCGTTTTCTCGTTGGGCGGTGCTTACGCGATTCGCGCCCGGAACAGGACGAAGGTCTAATGGCTCTCCATACCGAATCGGAAGTGATGCTTGCTTTGGGGCGTCTTGAGGGGAAGATGGACGCGATCCTTCAAATGCAGCGGATCCAAGAGGAACAGCTCAAGTCGCACGACGCCCGCCTTCGGGAACTTGAGCACTCCCGCTCGTTCATGCTTGGTGCGGCTGCTCTCGTTGGAGGTATCGTGTCTGTCGGCCTGACCGCACTAACAAAGGTTCTAACATGAGCAAGCTTGAAAAGACTCTCGGTTCCTTGCACGAAGCCCTTGCAGCAGATCTGCTTCGACGAATTCAGGATGGCTCAGCTACCGCTGCTGACCTGTCGGTTGCCCGCCAGTTCCTGAAGGACAACGGCATTGACGCCCTCGCTCAGCACTCTGAGCCCCTCGCGAACCTCGCGAAGTCCTTGCCTTTCGACCTTGAGGCAGACGCTGCTTGACGCAAGTTGACCCCCGGCTACACGACTTCAGGAACTTCTTGTTCCTCGTTTGGGATCACCTCAGGCTCCCAGACCCGACGCCGATTCAATACGACATTGCCGAGTTCGTCCAGAACGGGCCGAAGCGTCGAATCGTCGAGGCGTTCCGTGGTGTTGGCAAGAGCTGGATCACGAGTGCCTATGTCGTCCATACGCTGCTCCTTGATCCGACGAAGAACATTCTGGTCGTCTCCGCGTCTAAGCAACGTGCAGACGACTTTTCCACGTTCACGCTACGGTTGATCCACGAGATGCCGATGCTTCAGCATCTGCGTCCTAAGGAGACTCAGCGCAACTCGAAGATCGCGTTTGACGTTGGCCCTGCTCCTGCTAGCCACGCGCCGTCCGTCGTGTCCAAGGGCATCACGAGCCAGATCACGGGTAGCCGCGCTGACTTGATCATTGCGGACGACGTTGAGAGCTCGAACAACAGCGCGACGATCACGCTTCGGGACAAGCTTGCGGAGACGGTCAAGGAGTTCGAGGCAGTCCTGAAGCCGGGTGGGGACATCATCTACCTCGGAACCCCGCAGACGGAGCAGTCGATCTACAACCTGTTGTCCGAGCGTGGCTACACGATCCGAATCTGGCCCGCCCGCTACCCCGATTCAAAGCGTCGGGCGACTTACGGTAGCCGTCTCGCTCCGATGATCGCCTCTGGGCCAGACGACATGAGCCCTACGGAGCCGATCCGGTTCGATGAATTCGGCCTGAAGGAGCGTGAGCTCGGCTACGGTCGATCCGGGTTCGACCTTCAGTTCATGTTGGACACGACCCTGAGCGACATTGACAGGTATCCACTCAAGCTGTCTGACTTGATCGTGATGTCCTTGAACGACGAGAACGCCCCGGAGAAGCCGATCTGGGCCGCAGACCCCCGTAATGCGGTCATGGACGCCCCGGTCGTCGGCTTCAACGGCGACAGGTACTACAGGCCGATGGCCGTTACAGGCTCTTGGATCCCTTATACGGGCTCCGTGATGGCGATCGACCCTTCGGGCCGCGGAGCTGACGAAACGTCCTACGCGGTCGTAAAGATGCTTAATGGCTTCCTGTACGTCCTAGAGGCGGGCGGTCTACCCGGCGGGTACGGCAAAGAGACGATGGAAGAGATCGTCCGGATCGCTAAGAAGCAGAAGATAAACTTCCTGATCGTGGAATCAAACTTCGGTGACGGCATGTTCCAAGAACTGCTGAAACCGTACTTGATGAAGGAATATCCCTGCACGATCGAAGAAGTTCGCCACAACATCCAGAAAGAAAAGCGGATCATCGACACCCTAGAACCTGTGATGAACCAACACAGGCTAGTAGTCAACGAGAAGCTGATCAAGCAGGACTACGAGAGCACGAGCAGCCACAGCTCCGACAAGCGGCTCCAGTACCAACTGTTCTACCAAATGAGCCGGATCACCCGTGGTCGCGGCTCTCTCGCCCACGATGACCGCCTAGACGCCCTGTCGATGGCTGTCGGCTATTGGGCGCAACAGATGGCGCAGGACGCTGATCGCCGGATGCGGATCCGTAAGGACGATCTCCTGAACCGTGAACTGGAGAAGTTCATGGAAACGGTTATCGGACGAAAGGATAAAGGTGGTGACTCATGGATCCGGCTGAACGAGTAGACATTGACGACCTGTACGTCGAATTGACTGTCCTGTCCTACAACGCCGTCAAGAAGTACGAGGACTTCCTGAGGGGTTCCAAGGGCTCTAGTATCAAGCTAGCGCGGGCTATGAGGGAGCTTCGGGACTTCCTCCCGAAAGAAATCGGTGACCATATGGACGCTTAGGCGTCCGGGGACTCATCCAGACTCAGAAAAGAAAGATCTGGATCTCTCCCTACCCTAGTGCGGTTCGCCGCTGAGCAGCTTCGGCTGTTCATGGGGGGTAGGGGGGGATCTATCCAGATCTAGAAAAGGAATATCATGCCAAAGAAGACTTCAGGCCCATGTAAGGGGAAGGCTTTGAACAAGCCTTGGAAGACTCCGGGGGAGTCGAAGAAGTCTGCGGTATGCGTCTCTTCGGGAGACGGAGTGAAGATCGTCCGCTTCGGTGATCCGAACATGAAGATCAAGAAGCACATTCCCGGTCGTAGAGCTAACTTCCGAGCTCGGCATAACTGCGACAACCCCGGCCCGAAGACGGGTGCAAGATACTGGTCTTGCAGGGCTTGGTGACTAGGAATCTACACATGCCTAAGAAGCTCCACGAACTCGCTACGAAGCTCCAGAAGCAAGGGAAGAGCGAATCTTCCGCTTGGGCGATCGCTACGGCGATCCTCAAGAAGCAGGGAAAGCTCAAGGTGCAGAAGCGTGGCTGACCGCGACTACAAAGAAGAGTACCGAAAGTACCACGGTACGAAGAAGTACAAGCTTGACCGAGCTGCTCGAAACAAAGTTCGCCGTAAGGCGATCCGAGACGGCAAGGTCAAGAAGGGGTCGAACATGGACATCGACCACAAAGACGGAAATCCGAGGAACAACACCCTGAGTAACCTTCGGATCGTCCATCGTTCTGTTAACAGGGCTAAACACTAAGGAAAGACATGGCAAAGGGACAGATCCCGACAGGTGACGATGAGGGCAACCCGACTCCTTCTCCGGTTACCGTGACTACTGCGCTTAAGACTTCTTCGGCTCAGGCGAAGATGGGCGGAACTCGGGCAAAGACGAGCTCTGCTGCTCGTAGCCCGAAGCCGCTCATGAACCCGTCCGCACTCAAGATCACCCGCAAGAAGCGGAAGTCTTACTGAATAGGAGGCGAACATGACAATTGCAAACGACGGCGAAGTAGTACGCGATGCGCAGCCGGGTAAGGGTGGCGGCGATCAATTCGCACAACTCCCGAGCACTTACCACCAATTTCGGAACGTTCACGCTGACCAATATCCGTACAACGCACACGCAATGCTTGCGATGTTGATGCGTCGTCTGCTCGGTATTTCCGGCGGTGGGCCTGTCGGCCCCCGAGAGGAGCTGATGATTAATGGACTCAAGGCTGACCCGAAGCTCCCCCCGGAGCTCTACGCAGATCCGGACATCTCGCCTCTCGCAGTCCGCCCCCGAAACGTCCCGCAGCCCCGGACTTCCTACTGAGATCCGGGTAGGGGGCATCAGGATTGCCGTAGAACGCGCTAGGATGCCTCAGGAGGAGTTTGGAGAGTTCAGGTACTACCCTACCCCTAAGATCGTCGTGGACGAGCTCCTAGAGGATCCTGCGGCTTGGATGACCCTGTTCCACGAACTCCTCCATGCGGTGTCGGAGATGTACGGTCTGGAGTTGGACGAAGGGCAGATCAGGACACTTGAGGTTGCACTTGGGGATGCCTTTAGGGGTAACCCTGAGTTGCGACTATTTGGTGAAAAAATCTGAGAAGGGTTTGATTGATTGACGCGCGCCCGCACCCCCCAAGGGGGGCTCGTTAGGTGTCCGTTAGGGTGACCGCGGTTATCGGACGCCCGCCCCG